CGATATATATTTAGTTAAATTTAAATCATCTATTGGAAAATTCACATTTGTATCAATACGTTTACCAGAATTTGTAAATCTTTTTAAATGTATAATAACATAATTCGGTAAAGACCATACATTAATCATCTTATTACACCCCTGTTTTTTACACTTTTCACAATTCCAAGAATTAATCACTTCATCTGAACAAAAATAATTATCTAAACACGTTTTTAAATCAACTGTTCCATTTTCAGGTATCGTCACCGAAATTGAATTATACGGTTCAAAAACATTTTCTATAACATTACAATTATTACACTGTATTTTATTATAAAACATACCATGAAAAATATCAACTATATAAGAATAACTCTTCTCATAAAATTCTTTCCAATTTTCTAATGACTTTTTTACTAATAAATCTGTATCTGTCTTTACCTCACCATTAATTTCTACTTCAATCTCATACGCAAGACCTTTATGCAAAATTTCTAATATATACATCAAACATTCATGTGAATCTTGTTGCTCATAAGTATAATATTTTTTCACAAATTTACTTAAATTTTCAACAAATGTTCTCGGTTTTAATATCTGATTTTTATCCCATGCATTTATTATAATATTTAAATAACTCAATACTACAAAATATTCCGGTTTACGCCTATTTAAACATTCCGGATCATCCTCTTTAAATTTATTCGATAAAAAATAATCAGTTAATTTTAACGTATTACTTAAACATGCTAAAACAGAATTTAAAAAACACTTGTTACCCAAATTAAGTAATCCAGTTAATCCATTTCCACTATATGTTTTTTTAGGAAGAATCAACTCATAATTTTTATGTATATCATAATTAAATAATTTATCATTTGTCATTATTTATATTTCAATCTTAATAAATAAAATCAATTATTTTTAAATTTTAAAATTATATTATATTCTTATATTATAATATGGATAGACCAAATATTTGTTTTAATCGTTCCGATTTAAATTTATATATATTTATATTATTCTGTTTAATAGTTTATTTAATATATATCGCCTTAAAATCAAAAGATACAATGACTAATATCGATTTAAATCGAGGATTATCACACAAAGAACTCGAAAACAAAATTACATCTTTAAATAAAGAATTATATAATTGTACTATCGAAAAACAAATTTGTAATCGTAATTTACAACAAATATCTAATAATAATAGTAATAATATACAAAAAAAATTCCTTGATAAAATTTATAACCCATTAACTCCACCAGAAAACATTTATAGCGGCGGTAGATTAAATCAAAAAGGCTATGACAGTTATCAACAATTCCAAATGATCGGTTATTTATCTGGTAATGGAGAACAATATCCTGTTTTTGCAAGAGATAAATACCCCGGTAGAAGTGATAAACAAGAATATTATACAATCAATGACTCTAGAAACCGCGTTAAAATACCGTTTAAAACAACAAATTGGAACGAATTATTTAGTGGAGACACTATAAATATACCAGAGATAGCGAATAATTTAGTATTTACAAAATACGAAACTAATAATTTAAGATATGACCCCAATTACTTTTAAAAAACTAACATCAAAGTTACTTTGATATTACTTTTTTAAAAGTAACATAATTTATTTAAAACTGCCGTTTAATACAACCAATTCTTTATCATCTAAAGAATATACAATCTGAATACCATTATATTTTTCTAATTTCTCTACATCTTTACTGTCTACTCTTAATTTATACAAACCATCACCATCCTTTTGTAAATCTTTTAAATACATTTTTTCTTTTGTTTTATCATCTAATAAATATACCTTGTATTTTTGATTTACCTTTTTAGATTGACCATATACATTTCCATCTAACACAAATAAATTACAATATATTTCAAAACTTATATTTTTTACATCATCTTTAATATAAATATAACGATTAGCTTGACCAAATAATAAATTTTCAGGATTATTAAACTCATCATTTTTAGCCAATAATGGTATTGACTGATAATCTGAATATTGACTCTTTTTATACGTAGCTTCATTACCAAATTGTTCCATTAATAAACGTTTACATTTCTCACAAGGACAACGTCTAAGACATCTTCTACACCCACATCCTTTCATACATGGAGGTGCAAATACAATATTATCATCTGTTACTGGCGTCATTGGCATTAAAGATGACATTATACTACTTAATATTATATAAACTACAAATAACATAATTAAAATCTTTAAATTAAATGATAACCAACCTCCAAATTCACTTGATAAAAAATTTTCACTAGTTAATTGTGTACTAATAGTTTTTGTTGCTGTAGAAACACTTTCTGACATTATTATTATATATAAATAAAATAATAAAATAAATAATATATTTTTTAATTTATTAATTATTTTAGAAATCATCAGAATCAAATACAATACGACGATCTTCTTCAGTAGTTCCTACATTAGATCGTTGATAATTTGTTACGACATTTTCGAAAAAATTAACCTTTTCACCTAAACTAATCATTTCCATAAATGAAAATGGATTTTGTGTATTGTAAATTTTGTTATATCCTAATAAAACTAACCATCTATCTGCCACCATTTCTATATATTGACTCATTAAATTACAATTCATACCGATTAAAGACACTGGTAAACTTTCTGTTATAAATTCCTTTTCAATTGCAACAGCTTGTTTGAAAATATCATGAACTGTAGATTCATCTAATCTATTTTCCAACATTTTATACAGTGATATTGCACATTCTACGTGCAAATTTTCATCACGTGCTATATAAGAATTAGCAGTACTAAGTCCTGGCATAAGACCTCTGTTTTTCAACCAATAAATAGCACAAAATGACCCTGAAAAGAAAATCCCCTCGACACAAATAAATGCTAAAAGTCTTTGTGCAAAACTTGGTCTTTCTCTTACAAGATAATCAAGTGCTTCTACGTGTTCATCAGCTAATGGCATATCAGCATATTCATTAGAACTATGTAAAAATGAAAAACTCTCCATATATTTATCAGGAATCATTTGTTGCAATGTACTTCCTTCACCAATCCATTTAATAGCCCAATCTGCTTTCTTTTTAACTGCTGGTATAGTTTCAATAGCATTAAATAATCTAGCTTTTTCTTCTGTATCATTTACATATGTATCAATTAATAAACTATACATTTCTCCATGTATGGCTTCTATCATCATTTGTACTGCATAAAATTGACGCGCTTCTGGAATCTGAACTTCATTATAAAAATTAACAAGTAAATTTTCATTAACTATACCATCACTTCCTGCAAAAAATGCCAACACATTTTTTATAAAATGTTTTTCATCTGCGTTCAATTTATTATTCCAATCTACAAGATCATCTGTTAATTTAACTTCTTCTACCGTCCAAAACGTTGCTAAATGTTGCTTATAAAATTTCCATAAATTATGATATTTAATTGGAAAAACTGTATATCTTTCACTACCTGTATTTTTTATAATAGATTCCATTTTATAACTTTACTTTATATTTTAACTTTATGTTTTAACTTTAAAATTAAATTTTTTTTATTATTTTTTATTTTTTTTTTACATTGTATTTATTTTATATTTTTCATTTAATTACAATTAAATTATTTTATTTCTATAAATTAAATGATAAATATAAAAATCATAGGATATTATAATCATTATAATACCGGCGACGAACAATATAAAATATCATTTTTACAAATATTAAACACTTATTTAAATTCAGAATATTCATGTGATTTTTTAGATTGCGACCAAATTTATAACAAACATTTTGACGAGCGTGATATTATTATATTAGGTGGAGGAGATGTTTTAAACAATTATTTTTTAGATAAAATACACAAACGCTTTAATAATACTAATAATCTAATATTAGCAGTTTCCGTAGGCTTACCATACGTTGAAACCTTGATTAAATCTGATAAACTAAATATTATTAGTTATATTTTTTTAAGAACCACTTTTGATTTAAATCTATTCAAAAAATACTTTTTTGAAGATAGAATTTTCTATCTTCCTGATATATCCTTGGTCTTAAAACAAACATCACAAATCACACATATTACTAATATTATCACACCAGAAATAATAAAAAATGAAAATATCAACATAAATAATTATATAGAAAAACTAGAAAACGTCAAAAAAACCAATAAACAAATTGTCGTATTAAGTTTATCTAGACATATTTATAATAAAAATTACTTAACAAATTATAATAATATAATTACTAACTTATCACTATTTTGTAAAAATTTAATTAACCTAAATTATCATATAGTATTTCTACCATTTAATACATCATCTATTAATACAAACGAAAATGACATTATTATACACAATGACATCATCGAATTATTACATAATATAAATGATAATATTACAATTATCGATAAACAATTATATGCTAATAACATTCTATCCATATTTAAATTAGCCGACTTGTCAATTCCTATGCGCTTTCATGCTTGTTTATTTTCAATTTATACAAATACACCTATAATACCTATTTATACTACTCGTAAAATTAAAAATTTATTAAATGAATTAGAATGGGAATATAAATATGAACTTGATAAAAATGAAAAAGATATACCACTCGATTTAGATTTAAATCAACTATTATATACATATAAACAATTACAAAAAGACAAAAATTTACAAACTCGTTTAAATTATATTAATAATAACATTTTAAATAAAAATTTTAATGACAATATATCTAATCTTATTAATTGTATAAAATACAACAAACCAAAAAATAAAAATAGTATAAATAATACAGATAAATTAATCAGTAGTATATACGATTTTATAAACAAATTTATTCAAAATAAAGGATATAACAATTTAACTGACATAAAAGATTTAAATCTACAACAATTAATTGTCAATATTATTTCATACAAATTAACAAATGGACGTATAAATTCAGAATATAATTACGGATTACAAGAAAAAATGTTTGATACTACTAAAAATTACAATCACGTTACTGAATGGAAATGGATTATTAATAATGAATTACAAAAAGAATCTTTACATTATACAAATAAAAACGGCTTATTTAATCTAAAATATATTGATCAAGAAGATTATTCTGGATGTCATAGATCCGGGTGGCAATATGTTTATAAAAATTTAGAAACATTTCACAATAATAATAGTCCATTATTTTTAGACTTGTATGTCGATAGAACTTTTCATTGGAACTTGGAATTAAATTGTATATTAAATTTAATACCTTATAAAAATCCTTGGATAGGATTTATACATCATACATTCGACGAATCATTCAGTAATTATAATTGTAATACATTATTAAACTGTAAAGAATTTCAAGAATCTTTAAAATATTGTAAAGGACTTTTTGTATTATCAAAATATTTAAAAAATTTATTTGATATTGAATTCACAAAACATAATTTAAACATCAATGTTTATGAATTAATACATCCTACAGAATTAAATGTTAAATCATTCACATATCAAAATTTTGTTAACAATAAAGATAAACTATTAATCCATATAGGCGGATGGTTAAGAAATGTTTATTCCTTTTATAATATTGTATTACCACAATCTACAAAATTTTATTCAGGATTTTTACTTGGTGATAAAACCTTAAAACCTTATGGATATACAAATCACGTTATTAAAAAAATTTCATTAAAAGGAAAAAATATGAATAATTATTATCCAAATAACACTTTTTTATCAGATCTCGAATCTTTATTAATTAAATCTAATAATCATACTGAAAACAAAATAAATGAAATAATTGATAATCTAAATGAAATAAATAATAATATAGATAACAATCCAAATGAAATAAATTTATCAAGATCAATTCATAATCAAGACATAATAGATAATTTAGTTAGATTATATTATTTAAGACAATATGGAATACAATATAACCAAAATATTTCTACAAATCAAACTAATTTACAAAGATTACACCATTTAAGACGTGAAATTAATATACAATCTAACTGTTCTACTAATCAAACCCTCGCAAACTGCTCATCTGACAATACCATTAATAACAATTGGAATAAACATTTTTATAATGATATTTTTAAAAAAATAAATAATATGCAATTTATAAACTTTTTAGAAAACAATGATTATGATAATTTATTATCAGAAAATGTGGTATATATAAATTTAGTCGACGCATCAGCCGTTAATACAATTATAGAATGTATTGTACGTGCTACTCCAATAATTGTAAATAAACATCCTGCCGTCGTTGAATTATTAGGAGAAAGTTATCCATTATATTTTACATCAAATCATGATGATTACTATGAAATAAATTTAGAAATTAATAATATGTTACAAACAGATCGACTAATACGCCGAGCACACTATTATCTAAAACGCCAAAATTTAAATAAATTCAAAATTATAACATTTATAAATAATTTTTCAAAAATTTTAAAAAACATTACTTTGTAACTTTTTAAAAGTTACATCATTATTTAATTATATTTTTATAAATTTATAAAAATATATTTTCGTTATCATTTATCATTTTTACTCCATAATAATAGTTCTAGGCTCTATCACCTTTTTGTATTAATCGTTTCTAAAAAATAATTTATTTGCTTGTTGTTAAAGCACGGAATTTTATTGTACTAGATGAAAATCCTCCTTGAGAAACACTTGTATATAATAATTGACCATTTTCATTAATAGTGAAATTATGACCAGTATTATCACCAATATAAGAACTGTTAATTATCCAAGCTCCAGTAGTTGTTTGTAAACCCTTGATTTCATAATTAGAGAATAAACTTGTTCCAACACTTTTTATAACATCAACTGAAACAATAGCATTAAACGCCCTCACAATGTCATTACTAAATGCAAATCCTGTAATACTTGATGGACTAAGAACACCATTTCCACATGTAAAGCTTCTTTCCTGAGAAATATCTCCTAAACTTGGTGTAACATTAACAGTGTTAACATATAATTGTTTTGCAACAGAAGCTCCACCTAAAACAGTTAAAGTTCCACCATTTGTACCATTAACAGCATCTGTTATACTTGTAAAGTTAACAACACTTGATGCTTGTAAAGTCGATGAAGTTATATTTGTAGAAACTAAATCTGTAATAACTGCTCCACCAGAAGTAAATGCAGTATTTACAAGATTTGTAATAACTGCTCCACCAGAAGTAAAAGCAGTATTTACTAAATTACTAGTAGTTTCATTTGTTACAACTGCATTAGTAATAATTGCATTAGTCGAAGTCACATTGGTATTTACTAAATTAGTATTAGTTTGGTTAGTTGAATCAATATTTGAAATAATTGCATTAGTTGAAGTCATATTTGTATTCAAGAAATTGCTATTAGTCTCATTAGTGGAAGCAACGTTAGTAATAATTGCATTAGTTGAAGTAATGTTAGTATTCAATAAATGAGATACAACTGCATTAGTTGAAGTCATATTCGTATTCAAGAAATTGCTATTAGTTTCATTAGTGGAAGCAATATTGGTAATAATTGCGTTAGTTGAAGTAATGTTTGTATTTAATAAATGAGATACAACTGCATTAGTTGAAGTGAAATTGGTATTTAATAAATTACTATTTGT